GTATCGGAGGTCGCTACATAGGCCGGGGCGGACGATGAGCCCGCATTGGTCGAAAGGCCTTGCGAGAACGGAATGCGCGCCGTGGTCGTTGTCTGGCCGTCAATGGCGATGGATTGGGTAAGCGCGGTTCCGATGTCGGGCAGGGTTTCGTTGAAGTCTGCGGACAGGATCGCGCTTCCCGCCACGGCGGGGTTGATGCTGTTGGCAGGCAGAACGTAGGTGCCGGAACCGTTACGGGCCATGTTATTGACTCAAGTAGCTGGCGAGCATGGCTCGCAGGAGGGGGTTGTCTTGCGCCACGCCTTGAGCGCGGTTCATAACATTTATCGCGTCATCAGGCGAGCTTAGCAGGGCGTCAGACAAGGCGGTTGCGTTGCGAGAAGCGTTCGCGCCTTCAACCTTTTCGCCCAGCCATTGCCACGGGTTCGGACGCGAGAGCATCCCGGAAAGTGCGTTGGTCCCGCGCATGGCCTCCTGGTCAGCCTGATTAAAGGCTGTCATCGAACCGGGGTGTTGGCGCTTGCCGGTCGCGGCCAGCACCTCCAGAAGGCTGTTGATGTCTTCCCCGCCGGTTTCAGCCAACGCGCCTTCAAGGGTCTGGCGCTGGATCGGGTTGCCCGCGATCTGTGCGCGCCACTTGGCCCCACCCCACGCATTGAGGCCCGGCTGCAAGTCCTGCGACGCACCGGCAAAGGTCTGTCCAAGGTGGGCGCGGGTCAGGTCGGCCCCGATGTTCGGGTCACGCAAGGCCATGAGTTGCAGGGCTTGGACAGTTTCAGCATCCGCGCCGGGGAACGGATCGGCGGGGAACAATGCGCCGGTCTGCTGCCCGAGTTGCGGGTTTACCTTGTCGCCCGCCATGCGCCCAAGCGGACCGGCCACCAGCGGGTCAACGAACGCCCGATGGCCCGTCTCGACCGTCTGGCGAGCAAGGGTGTATTCCGGCGACGCGGCGTCCCCAACCCCGCGAGCATCAACGGCTGAGCCGGTCATAAGCCCGGCGCGCTCTCTGTCACCGGGCCTAAGCTCGGTTGGCATCTCGCCCTCTGCTTCAGACCTCATTCGCTTCACGATGGCGTTGTGAAGCTCCATGTCCCCCTCGGGAATGTTGCCGTAGCGCGCAGCGTAAACGGGATCGGTGCGGATAAAGTCGCGGGCCGCCACATAGCTGGGGTCGCGCTGAAGAACCGACAGGTCGAACGGGTGAACCTGCTGCCCCGGAAGCTGGCCGTAAAGCGGCCCCGCGCTTTCGTTCACACGCTGGCGAGCGGTCGCAAGGGTTCCTTCCGCCGCCTGTTGGCCGCGCATGGCGGTAAGGCCCGGCGGGGGGGCGGGGGGGAATACATCGTCAAGCGATTGGTTGACCGCAGCACCAATCTGGCCGGGGCGCTGAGCCATGACGGGGCCGAAGCGATTAGCGCCCTCGGGGGTGCTTTCCACGAACCGTTGCAGCCTACCAGCCGATTGGCCGCCAGTCACTTGATCCGCCGCCTCGGCAAGCGTTAGCTGAATGCCGCGCCCGTGGGCGTCCTGCATTAGCTGCTGGATGGCCTGCTGTTGGGCGGGGTCGATGCCCTCAAGAGAGCGTCCAAGCATGGCAAGCTCGCGCCCGTTGGGGACCACGTTCGCGGACAGCGAGCCGCCAAAGCCGCCAACCATGCGGCCAAGGCCTTCCCACTCGGGGTTCTGCGAGGCTGCAAAGTCGCCCAGCGCCTGCGAGCCGAGGCCGGAAAGCACGGGGTCAGCGACACGCATCAGGCCCCGGTTGGTAAGTGCCGAAAGCGCCTGCTCACCGATGGATTGGGTATAGCGGCCCGGCAGCGTCTGAGCGTCATCGAACGCCCCGAACATGGTCTGCCAGCCCTCCTGCATGTCGCCGCTGGTGGGTGCGCCGCCAACGTTCGTGTAGTCCTGCGGCCCCCCCGCCTTGATGGCCTCATACTGCTGTTGGCTGATAAGCCCAGCGGCGTGGAGGCCTTCAGCGGTCATGTTCTCCCATGCGTTCCCGACGATGGATTGTGCATCGCCAAGGATTCCAGGGGCCGACGCTACGCCGCGCGACACGCCGGTTCCGAGGCTAACGGCCATGTCTTCAGGAACGCCACGCTCGCGCGTCGGGTCGCCGTTAACGCGGTAGGCAGGCCTGCCCGTATCGGGGCGAACAGCCCGCATCATTTCCGACCGCGTGACGCCACGAACACCGGTCGGGGGAACCCGGTTGCCGTAGCGGTTCGGATCGTCGGGGTCGTTACGGTCGCCGGGCCTTGCGCCGAAGCGAGCGCCGACCTGATAGGTCTTGCCGGTTTGAGGGTCCACAACCCACGAACCACGCGGAAGCTGTTGAGCTTCTAGGTTGGTCCGAACGCGCGCGGGGTTGCCCTTGGACGAACCCGGAGGGCCGCCCTGATTGGTCGCGGCGAAGGCTTGGTCAAACGACGGACCGAAAACCTCATCATCGGACATTTCACGATTGGGCATTACGGCGTCACCCATCCGGTTCCGGTCCAGCGCAGCGGCCCGCGCGGGGTCTGATAGACTTGCCCCTTCACGCGCTGCGGAGCGGCGGGGGCCGGTTGCGCTTGCTGGCGCGGCGGGCTCGATGGAGCAGACGGGCGTTGCGGGGCTTGGCGGGGCGGTTCGCGCGTCCAGCCCATCGCGCGTTGCGTCTCTTCGGGAACCACGTCAGCAAACGCGCCGGGACCGTAAGCGCGCTCCACCATCCCCTGATAGGACATAACGCGGTCGCGGTAGGTTTGACTCGTGCGTCCGTAAATGCCGTCAGCCGCAGCCTTGATTTTGTCGCGGATTGCGGGCGTGAACACCCCGCCCGACGTGATGTATTGCTGATAACCGGCAATCGTCCCGTTAAGGCCTTGGGCGTGCAGTTGGTTGTCAAACTCGCCCCGCTGAACCACGCCCTCATCAATCATCTTCTGGAGGCCCGTGACCAGCGCAAGGTCGCCCGAACCCGACTGTTGGCGGTAGCCCTCCAAGACGGAGTTATAGCTCCGGCGGAGTAGGGTTGCGTCGTCAAGGATGGGGCGGACCTCTGCCCGGATGCCTTGCAGGCCTTGAAGGCGGTTCTGTCCTTGCGTCGGGTCGGCAGAGCTTCCCGGAATATACGACTGCTGCCCGCCGGGGGCGGCCTGATAACCCTGCGGAGGAGCCCACGCTTGCGTAACACCGCCGGTCGGAGAGCGATTGAATGCCGTGCCCTGCGCCGCGCCGGGAACGCCCGCCTCTTGGCCCGACACAACCTGAGACATGGCCGCTTGCGGGATGGGGAACGGCGTAATTCCACCCTGCGGATTGGCGGCGTTGTAATAGGCGGGGACGCCGTTGACCGTGGTGGTCTCGTATTGCGTCGGCGCGTTCATGCGCTCCTGGATTTTGGCAATCATGGCGTTCGCCCGGTCGTAATCCTCGGGGCGGTTGCTTCGCAGGAGTTGGGTAATCAGTTGCCGTTCGCCGGGCGTCGGGCCAAGCGGGTTAGGCTGCTGCTGAGGCTGCTGCTGCGGGTTGCCCCCCACGCCTTGAGGGGAAGGCGCAGGGGGCGGTTCCTGCGCCGGAACTGACGCGGGCGCAGAAGGTTGGCCGCCGAGACCAATGCCTAGGCCTTGCAGGGCTTGGTTAGTCTCGGGGCTAAATTCGACGGGCGGCTGTTGCGGAGGCGCGGCGGGTTGCGGGTTCGGACCCGTGGGAGCGCCGGGGCCGTAACCGAGGGAGAAGAACCGATGGTTGCCAAGGTCGATGCCGCGCCCGTTGTCCCAAGACGGAGGGCGACGGCCAAGGGCGCTTTGGGCGCGCGGGCTGTAGAAGTGGTCTGCCCCGTTGGTCACGTCCTGCCCCTCAAGCGCGGGCTGGATCGCTTGCATGACCGGCGCGAGTTGTTCGGGCGTCAGGGCTTCCATGCGGCGGCGCGTGTCGGCATTCATCCACGGCTCAAACTGCCCGCGCTCGCGGACAATCTCGCCGGGCGTCTTGCCGGTCTGGCGCGCACGGTTGAAAATGACGTTCGCCACCGCCTGAATGCCTTGCGGGCCTTCGGAGCGGGCTTCCGCCCATGCCGTGCGCGCCACAAGATCGAGGTCTTGCGGGCTGTAGCCGTGAGCGGGCTGTGCCGGAGGAGCGCCTAGGGCCGTAGCGAGCGCGCCGGACCCTGCGCCCTGCGCCATAGCGCCCGGTTGCGGAGCCGGGGTCTGCGGAGCGACAGGAGGAGCTTGTGGAGCCATCGGAGACGGAGCGCCGCCCAAGCCTTCAAGCTGAGACAGGAGCGACGACTGGCGACCCTCAAACTCGCTCCGAAGCGCCTCCTGAAGCCCCTCGTTCGCCTTCTTGCTGGAATATTGCGTGACGCCCAACGCCGCCAGTTTCGCGGCAAGCTCACCCCATGACTGTATCTTCTCGCCCGATGCCTGGATCGAAGCGAGCGCGTCTTCAAGGTATTTGCTCCGCGATTGAGCCTTCCTTACGGTAGGGCTCTGCGCGAGGGCGTCAGACAGGTTCATTTAGCCGCGCAGCCCCATGAGGCCGCCAAGGCGACCAGCGCCTTCCGGGTTGCGCTGTTGGAAGCGTTGCGCCCATTGGCCGTTTCCGAACTGACCGCCCATGCCGCCACCGAATTGGCCCTGCTGTTGGAACGGGCGGGGTTGGCCCATCGGCTGGCCGAAGTCGGGACGCGGCCCCATGCCGCCCTGCTGGCCGAAGTTCGGCGGGACGATACCGCCACTCTGCGGAGGATGGCCCATCGGAGGCATTTGCCCCTGCGGCATCACTTGCGGCTGCATCTGCGGCGGCTGCATCTGGCCCATGCCCGGCTGCGGCTGGGGAGGCATCATGCCCGGCTGGCCCTGCGGCGGGAAAATCGGACGCGGTTGAGGTTGGCCGCCCATCGGGGCCTGCTGGTTCGGGTTCGGGATTTTCGGTCCCGAGGCTTGAAGCGCCGAGGCGAGGTTAGACAAGGCTTGCATAGTTCACCATCAGATAGCCGGAGGGGTGGACGACAACCGCGCCCGGATCGGTCTTGAGAAGCTGCTGAGCCATGACGCCAAGACGGCGAACGGACGGCGCATCCCACAGGTAGCGATAGAACCACCAGTCGCGGCCATTGTGCTTGCCGAAGGGCTCGATGTCGGTTTTCAGGCGCGCGTCGGATGCCATGATGGCCGCCGATCCAATCGACCCGCCCAACTGGAACAGGCCGCCAAGCATCCCCGCTTGCTGTTGCGCCGCCGTCTGGTAGTTGGCGTTCGCCTGCTGCTGATAAAGCGCCTGCGCCCCGAGATAGTCCGTGGGCGCAACCCCCGTGGGCGTGAAGTTCTGCGTCGGCATCGTCACCTGATTGCCGCTCATCAGCGCCGAGAATTGCTGAATGGGCAGGTTTTGGGCATAGGCCATCTCCTGCCCGGCTTGATCCCGCGTGGCGTTGTTCAGGTTCGCGTTGGCAAGGGCCTGCTGGTAGGCCTGCTGTTGCGCCGTGTTGGCGAACGCGGCTTGGCCCTGGTTCTGTGCATACTGCTGCCCCGCCGCCTGATTGGCGAACTGGCCTTGGGCAAGCTCCTGACCCCAAAGGCGGGACTGTTCCGCCCCGGCCCCGGTGATGGCCCCGTAGAGCGCGGTATTGTAGGCGTCGTTTCGGTCGCGCCCGAAGGCCCCATAGGCGTTCTGCGCGCCCGTGGAGTTCATGGAGAAGCCTTGGTTCGCCAGCATGTTGTTCATGCCGGATTCGCGTTCCTGCCACATCGGGTCAAGGCGCGAGCGGGCTTGGTCCCATAGCGCCTGTTCAACGCGTGCGCGTTCGTCTCCGAAGTCGTCGGCTCCGACCTGACCCTGAACCGCTTGGCCTTGGTCAAAGCCTTGCTGGATGTTGCCGCCCTGAACGCCGTATTGCAGGCCGGGCAGCGAGTTGTAGCTGAAGGGCGTGTTGAGCGCGTTCTGGACGTTGCCGAGTTGCTGGTTGGCGATGCCTAGCGCGCCGGATTGGGCTTGCGTCTGCTGGTTATAGATCGCCTGTTGCTCGGGGCTGAGCGTGGTTGTTTGCGTCCACTGGTTTGACCCGTCAGTGGGCGCTTGCCAGTTGACGTTGCCGGTGGGGCCGACCTGATTATAGCGGTTAAGCTCGGCTTCCTGCTGCGCCGTGGCTTGGTTCGCCGCCGCCTGCGCGTTCGCCGTCGCTACGGGATCGGGGGGCGTGGGGGGCTTGGGTGTGGACTTTCCCATCTAGGCTCCAACGGCTCGCAAGCCATTCTTCTTTGAGGAGCCCGGAGATAACCGCATCGTCGTCCCCGAACCCCTTTCGAACTTCGCCCTCTTTGACGAACCCGAAAGTTTGCAGGAACCGCCGCGCGCTGGCCGTTCGTGACGGTGTGAGCGCGGTTACCCGTTCGCACTCTAGCTTATCGAAGGGGTAACTCATAATGCTTTTTATGATGGGACGGGTCAGCCATCGAGGGCTTGCCGAGGCAAAGGAAACCTCAACGGACCTGTAGCGCGGTATCCAGTTGTTGAAGACCACGCCGCCAAGGATGCCGTCTTTGCCCGAGACGCCAAACGCCGTGCATTCGCCGAAGTCCGAACCGTCGCCCATCTGGTCGATGCGGTCGGCGACCCACCACGCCATGCGAGGGTCAACGAACAGCCTCAGAGCTGCCCCCCGACCTGAAACTGCAAGTCATAGCCGATCAGTTGAACAGCCACCGCGTTGGATAGCGTGCTTTCCGTGATGAGCGTGTCGCCGCCGCCGGTCACGATGATGTCACCGCCGCCGGTCGATAGGCTGCTGCTGCTGGTCGATTGAATAGACACCACCATGCGCGGGGCTCCGAAGTAGCCGAGGCCGGTTACGGAGGTCCAGTCAAAGCGAATGGCGTCTTCTTCAGCCCACACGCCGTTGTCCCATATCGCCTCATCCCAAAGCGCCTCCGTATCGCCCACCACCGTGGGAACCGCGCTAGGCAGCTTCAGTTTGAAGTCCACAAGCATCTCAAGCGCCGGGCGGACGGAGTTGGGAGCCCTGAGAACGGGCCGAAGCATGGTGAACTTCTTGTTCTGCGCCGACCCCCCGAACGCGGAGAAGGCGGACAGGGCGTCAGCCTGAATAGGCTCCCCGTCATCCGCCGCGCCCGTGTCCCAAAGGTAAACGCCGTTGAGGCCACCAAAATACGGCACGTCATTGGCAATCGCCCAGCACATCGCGTTCATGGCCGTAAACCGGCACCACGCGCCGGTAAGCACGTTCTGGACGTATTGAACGGACGTGGAGCTTTCGGCGGTCGGAATGTTGATAATCGCGAGCGAGCCGCGAGGGTAAAGCATCCCCTGCCAGCCGAAGTTCGACCCGTAGAGGATAGACGACTGAGCAAAGGCGTTCTGGATTTTGGACGTGACGGCGACAAGGTTCTCCTGCGCGCGATCCAGCTTCAGGGCTTGGCTCAACGGAACGATACCGTCCGTCGTCACCGCCATCAGGTCCGAGCCGTATTTGAACAGCGCGCGACGGCCTAGCGGGAGGCCAACGGAGAAGACGCCGATCAAGGCCCATTCCGTCGCCACGTCGGGGTTCGTCCCCTGATAGACCGCAACCTCCCCCTGGTTCGTCATGAACACGGCGAAGTCGTCCACCCCCTGCCCGCCGTCAAGCGACCATGTAGCACAGCACTGTAGCGCCCCGCCCATCTGGAACACCGGCCCGAGGTCGAGAAGGTTGGCGGCCCCCGCGATGGCGTTGGTATCCAGATACCACACGCGCATCGACGCTTCTTCGATCAGGAACAGGCGGCGCTTGTGGGACATGATGTCGATGAGCGTCGTCGGGTCCAGCGTAATGGCCCCGGCGGTCCCGGTGATAGCCGTGGTTCCCCACGACGTGCCGTCGTATTTGACGGGCGTGTCTTCGCCGTTCACGGCCAGCAGGAACGCGCCCGCATCGTTGGCGAAGTTGACGTATTGCCAGCGGGCCGACGTGAAGGCCGAACCAACCTCAACCGGAGCCGCGCCTTGCGTGGTCACGTCATAGATGAACTCACCCGCCGCCGCATAGATTTCGTCGGACCCCGAACCCGCCCCGCGATAGATCAGCAGCGTCTCGACAAGGCCGGTTCCGACCGCCTGTTGAGCATAGCCACGGCGCATCTCGATATAGCCGGGGCGGGGAATCCAGTTGTCGAGAATGACCGCGTTCGTGGGCGGCATCTTGGCAAGCGCAGACTGAGCGTCCCACCCGCCGATAGGGGCCGGGATCGACCGCGCATAGGCCACCTGTTGGCGGTTCGGATTGGAGCGGAGAGCTTGACGCATTAGATTACCCCGTGACGCACAAGTTCCCACGTCCCCGTGTTCAGGACAACTTCGCAATACTCGCCAGCCGGTAGCGTGTGAAGGCCGCCAATATTCCAGCTAGAACCCGAGCCGGTGAAGTAGAAAATGAAGTTGTCGCCCTCGCCCGAGCCGGTGACGTTGAGCGTCATGGTTCGCGGCGCGGCGTAGGTCCCGGCGAGCTTGACGAACGGACCGTTCTCGCACCCCGTCACCGACCCGTTGGCGTCCACCGTGCGCGTAGTCGTGTTCACGGGCCGGTAGTGGCCGGAGCCGTCCGTAACCGCGCTCAAAACCTTGTCGGTCGCGCCGTCGAAATAGCTGCCCGGATCAACCGTGAACCCGGTCGCACCCGACCTCGCCCGAACACCCACGGCAGGGCTTCCGCTTACCTTCAGCTTGACTGACGCACTGTCGCCGTTCAGGTCCACGCAATCCGTCGTGCAGCCCTCTACGAACACGTCAATGTTCGCGTCCGGGGCGGTGCTTTCGACCTTGATGGCGTCCTGTTGGGGGTTGACGTAGCTGCCCCTGACGGTCGCCCGAACCCCGCGAGGCTGGATGACCGGGCCTCCTGAATAGCCGCCGCCGGTCTGCTGGAAATCCACGTAAGCATCGTCGCCAAGTTCCGCCGTTCCCTGCCCGGTCCACTTGCCGGTCACATACACCCGCGAGCCCTTGAGGCTCATCGCGCCGAACGTGGCGTAGAGGTCGGAAATCTCGCAGTCGGTCGCCGTGAAGCCGTCCACGTTGCAGCCGGGCGCGGACGCCTCGCTTTCCACCTTCATGGCGGAATAGAGGTTGCGAAGCGTCGGGGACTCAACCACCGTATCGTGCGCGTCCAGTTCGCACAGGATGCCCGAGCCCGAGCTATCGTCACCGTTCGTGTTGCCGATGATCCGGGGCGCGATGATTTTGGTGTCGGAAATATCCTCAGAACGGTCCTGTGCGTTGAAGTGGCCGACACGAACCACCCACCCGTCGCCATTGCAGACGTTTTCGGTGTTCAGCCCGTAAACTTGCCAGCCCTTGCAGCAGAGCGCGATGAATTGCCCGGCTGAGATGCAGTCATAGGACAGCGCCGGGGCCATGATCCGACCGTTGGCGGAAAACTCGTCCGTGAACAGAAGGGCGGACGGGATGCCGGTAGCAATAGCCCCCGCGAAGTCGAACAGCTTGCCGGTCGCGTTCTCCACCGAAATCATCTCGGTTTCGTCCGTCACCGCGTCGCCGTTGTTCGCCTCGTTCCCGTTGATGATGTTGGCGACCAGCAGGCTTTCGCTCATGGTCAGCATCGGAACCTGGGCGTTGGCCTTCCAGAACAGCCCTCCCCACGCGACGATGGGCGCGGCGCTTGTCAGGGCGTCCAGTATCCACGGAGCGCCTACGTTGGGCAGGAACACCGTCTGGCCGGTATCCTCGGCATAGGCGATGGCGTCGGCCACCGTGGCGCTATCGTCGGTTTCGGACTTGTCGCCGAATTGCAGGGGCGTGATGATGCCCGCCGTGCGCGTCAGGATTTCGTTGAGCTTGAGCCGAAAAAGCTCATCGTTCTGCTTGATCGGCAGGGTGCGGTCAGCGGTTATCTCTGCCATCAGTTGGGACCGGGGAACGTGCCTTCCGGGTAGATGGACGCAACGAACCCGTCGTAGCCGCGCAGGTTCAGTCGGGTAGCCCCGCCGTCACGGCCTCGGGACTGCTGGACCTGACGCTCATAGGTGCGGAAATCCTCGGCGTATTCCAGCCCCTTGGTCTTCATGAAGCGCCAGCGGACGCCAAGCTTGATTAGCTCTTCGTCCAGATAGGACGTGTCGTCGTCTGCGGAGAAGCGGGGTTGTGGGGTTCCCGATGCCGAGAGCGCCCAATTCTTGGTGACATACTCGTAGGCGATGGTTTGCGTAGGCGGAACAGGATCGGGCGTGGCGAGGAAGATGTTCCCCCGCTCACGCCACGAGATGTAGACCCGGTTAAGTTGGGGTTGAGCCTGTATCGCTTGCCAGTCCTGCGGAGTCAGCGGCCCCAGCAGATTGCGCCTTGTCGTCCGGTTGAAGAACGTGTTCGCGATGAACCTGTCGAGGTCCGCCGGTATCGCGCTGGTCTGAACCGCCGCGTCCGTCGTCGTGAACGTGTATTGCATCGTCAGGGCTTGCCAGTCGTGGCGGCTCGCCAGTTCCTTGCCCTCCTCGTTCGCCAGCGCGTAAAGCTGCCTTACTTGGGCGTCCTGGCTTGCGACGACCGCTTGGGGCCGGGGCAGGCTCAGAAGGTCCGTCACGTCCTGAATGATGGTCAGTAGCGTCATGCGTCAGGCTTCCGCCCTTTGAGCCGTCGCCGTCCCGATCCAAGGGGGACAGGCCTTCTTCGATCAGGAACGCCGCCCAAGCTTCCGGGTGGTTCTTTTGATCTTGCTCGGTGGCCGCGCGGGGTCCGACGATGGAGTTCGCGTCAGAAACATACATGAAGCGAAGCTCACCCTCAACCTTCGTGAAGAACGCTCCCCGCTTGACCATCGTTTCCGACCGCTCGCGTTGAATCCCGTCCATTGGTCTGCCCTTGTGCCTGAATGAGTGAGTTCATTTGCGCCTTGAGCGCGTCGATTTCTTCTTGGAGCTTGGCTTCCCGCTGCAACGCGGCGTCAAGCGGGGCGTTCCCGGCGGCGGCTTCAAGCCATGCCTTGGCGCGGTCCCGTAGCTGGCGAGCGCCTAGGCCCAGGTTCTGCATCGCCCCATCAGAAACGGAAGCAAGCTGTTCTACCGTGCGGATTTTCTTGGCCTTCAGTTCGGCCACCTGAGAGACGGAGACGGCGGGCCATTGCTCAAGTGGGGTGCCGTCCGTGGCCTGTTCGGCGTCTTCCTTGAACCGGCGGTATTGCTCGGGCCAGCGGTCCTTGTCGCGGTCCTGAACCTCGCGGTTGACCTCCGACTTGGTGTCGCCCGGAACGATGACCTGAACGTATTCCCGATCCTCGAAAATGGGCCGCCCCTCCGCCTGCGAGCGGAAGTTGTTCTGAACCGGCTTGACGTAGAAAACCGGGATGCAGTTGTCTTTCTCTTGGCTCATTGGTCCCTCATATACATGATGTCGTTGCCCAGCCGGGCACGTTCGGTATAGCCCCGTGCGGCGAGCCAATCGGTCGGATCGTCGCCCAAGCCCTTCACTTCAAGGATGATAACCGGCGAACACACCGAAAGGGTCCGTTGCGCGCCCTTCAGGGCCTCTAGCTCGTGGCCTTCGATGTCCAGCCAGATAAGCGACGGCTTCACGTCCAGCCCGTCAATGGTCATTACCGGAATGCCGTCTTCATCCTCAATAGCGATCTTGTGCGCGCCGCAATTGTTCGGTTCGAAATGGACAACGGAACAGAAGCCCTCTTCGGCTCCAAGCGCGGCGTTAAAATGGCGGACGTTGGCCGTGCGCTCGGCAAGGTTCCGCACGAGGCATTCGTAATTGTCGGGGTCGGGTTCGAAGCTGTGGATTTCGTCAAAGTGCTTGGACATGAGGGCGGGGTAAACGCCTACATTCCCGCCCGCCTGAACCACAGTCCCGCCCTTGACCACAGACAGCACCCACGGGATGGCGCGGGTGACTTCGGTGATGATGGCCCCGCGAGCGCATTGGTCGGCTACAGGCCACCACCAATCGCCCTTCTGGACAATCTCGGGACCGGCCTCGCCGATCCATTCCTTATCCGTTTGCATGGAGCGCCTTCGCTAGATCGGGGATCAACCCCCTACCGTGGACCTTGAGCATAACGCCTTGGGCCTTCAAATGCACCCACGCCTCGCGGAACTCTTCGGCCTGCCTCGCCATCCAGATCGCGGCACGGTATTCCTTGTCGCCCAGCTTGAGCGTGATAACCCGGTCGCCGTCATTCAGGGGCTGTGCGTAGGCGTGATGATCGGTTCCCTCATAGCTGCTATCCATGCCGTAGACGTGGATACGCTTGAAGCCGGAAATCCAGCAGAGGTTTATCGCCCTGAGCCCCACCGTCCCGCCGCCCGGCACGACCACAATCGGATGCGTGGCGTCATAGGGCGCGAGCGTGTCCATTAGCTCTTGATAGGCCTGCCCGTTGGCGCAATGCCAGACGACCACGTTCTGGTCTTTCAGGGCGTCGAACACGGACGGATCGCACTGGCTGGCTAGGTAGTATGTTACCGCTTTCCGGCTGGCCTTACCGCGCCCCTTGATGAACTCGATGTTCTCGGGCCGGGCATCCAGCATAACCATTGCGTCGGGTTCAATCCCCCATCGCCGCAGGGTCGGGCTGACGCCGTTTACCGCGATAATCAGCGCCCCGTTCTTCTGCCTGTTGCGGATCGAGAACAGCGACCGCTTGAGGCTTGGACCGCCACAGACGACAACGGCCTCTTTTGCCTTTGGGAAACCGATGAACCACGGGAGCGGGCGCTTGCAATTGGCCTCCACGTTCTTGAGGATTTGGGCTTGCGGGACGTTGCCGCCGTCCATTTTCGGCAGGACGTAGTGACCCCCGACCCGCCAGATGTCCTTGACCCACCCGCCGCAATCCGGGGGCTTGGGTTCGCCGTGGAATATGACGGCGACTGCCCCGACAGGAGGCCCGTCGATGGCGTGCGAGCGGTAGCTTACGAACATGCCGGGCGGGAAAGTGTCCCAGCCCCCGACTTCCGTAATCCAGTCCTGGTCGCCCCGGTGAATGTCCTTGATCTGCGGGATGAACCGTTCCCACACGTCCCGATGCTCGCCGTGGTCCCACACCATGACGGACGAGTTATAGCCCGGAAGGTGCCAGTCACGGATGACGCCCTTGGGAAGCCCCTCAAGGCGTCCTGTGATGGCAACGTCTAGGTCGAAATAGATGACGCGGTCGCCCTCGGCCCACGGCATGTGGGGGCTGAACAGGGCGAGCTTTTGCCACCAGCCTTCAAGCCTCGGCAGGGCGGCGATGTTGTTCACGCCGTCGATCTGTTCGGGCTGGTCGGTGATTTGGTGGAAGGTGAAGTCTTCCGTCAGGTTGCGGTCAACCATGTCGCGGAGGATTTCGACGTATTCCGGCCCGTAGAGCGTCCCGACGCGGACACAACAAATGTGGGTAGTCATTGGGCGGTTTCTTTGACGCCAAGGAATTGCTTGGCCGCCGTCACGGCTAATTGCACGTCAAATTCGTGCTGCCCGCGACCCTTGTTAAGCACTATGTCGAGAAGCCATCCGACGATAATGCGCGCGTCTTGTTCGGCGGGTTCGTCCATCTGCTTTCCCTCTCAGACGCCTTGACCATAAACAAAAACGGCGGGAGCCGAAACCCCCGCCGTCAAGTTTGAGCCTAGCGGGGCGGTGCTAGACCTCTAGAGACCTTGCCCAAAACGCCTGGTTAGCGACCACGCCACCCGTGGTGTTCACGGTGTAGGTGGCGACCAGCGCCGAAGCGGCGGCCACAGCGGAGCCCGAAGCCCCCGCCGTGATGTTGGCCGTCGAGGCGAGCGTGCCAGCGGCCTTCAGGTAGATGTGCTTGCGGCCATCGTTGGCCCAAACGGGCGTCAGAAGGGCGAAGGCGAGCGTCGAAGACTTGGAGTCAAGATCGACCCCAAGCATCGGGCTGGTGGCGTAGACGAGGGTGGAATTGGAAGCCATGTTCGTAATCCTTTACTTGGCTTGTCGTTGGGTTCCGCGAACGTATTTGGAAACCTGTGTTTGGTGCATTCCCAAGCGGTCCGCGATTTTCTGCTGTGACATTCCGACGGAGTAGAGCGCGCGTGCTTCCTCGACCTGTTCGAACGAGTATTTCATGCGGCCCCACCAAGCGCATCGCTGAACCTTGTCCCGAACATTGTCGGCTGGGGTTCCAAGGTAAAGGTGGTCAAGGTTGACGCACTTTCGGTTGTCGCAGTGGTGCAGGACGTGAAGGCCGTCGGGAACTTCTCCCCGAAAAATCCGCCATGCTGACCTGTGCGCTTGAACCTGTCGCCCATCGAACCAGAACTTGCCGTAGCCGTCGCGGTGAAGGGTTGATTGCCACTCATGACACCCGCTTTCGACTTCCAGCACCTTTTCAAGAAACCGTTCCTCAATGTTCCGCCTGCGCATTCCTGCCTCCATTGCCGATTGGCTAAGGATAGCAGGAACGCGAGGCTTAAGACAAGACTACACTCAGCTTTTGAGCACACCTTGCAGGAAGCCGTTCGAGAGCGTCATGTTGCCCGCGAACACGATGAACTGAACGGTGGCGTCCTGGTTGAGCGAGTCGCGCTTGTCCAGGGGGACGAAGTTGCGGTCGCGGTGGGGACGCCAGTGGATGTAGTCCGTGTTCAGGAAATACATGTGCGAGGCGGGACAGTTGCCGCCGAAACCGCCGTCGAGAACAACGTCGGAGTTCATGTATTTCAGGCTCACGAAGCCCGCCGATGCCATCTCGTCGCTGGTGATGCGCTGGATGGTTTGCAGGCTTTGCAGATAGAGTTGGTAGTAGACCTGATCGGCCATGATGAGGTCGGGGTGATCGGCTCCGCGCACGAGTTGGAGGTAGATCGAGTTCATGTATTTCTGGATGTTCGCGGACGAGGCCGTCGAGCCGCCATCGCTGGAAGCGTCATAGACCTTGTTACGCCAGAAGGACCAAGTGGCCCGGTTGATGCCGCCCACGGTGCCGGTGGTGGGGTCGTCGGCGACCAGCAGTTGCAGGCCCCCGATCTGCTTGCCGCTCGATGCGGTCCCGTCCGAGTAAACGTCGGCGGCGATGTTGTTCGCCATCGTCTTCTCGGCGTTCTTGATGCGCGAGGCCAGCAGGTTGATGACCGCTTCCGGGCCGGTGTTCTGAACGTCGCCTTCAAGGCCGGAGATGCTGACCGCGACGGCGGCTTGCTTCCAGTCAAATTCAGCGGCGGTGAACACGTCGGACGGCGAGATGTTCAGGGTCTCATAGCCGGAGTAACGCTGGAAGGTCGCGTTCTCGGCGTATTCGAGTTCCTGAACGATGGTGCGACCGCCGGAAACGGTCTGCATGTTGCCGCGCTTCTTCAGGCGATTGAGGAGCGCGTTGTTCTTGGTCACGTTGTCGGCCAGCTTCCCCGTGCGGTTGCGCAGGGTCGTGGTGACGATTTCGGAGAGATTGGGCGAAGCCATGTCTCAGGGTCCTTTAAGCACGATCCCCCATCGCTCGACGGATGGTATCGTGTAGGGATTCATCGGGAAGGTCTTGCTTGGGTGCGCCAAGGGTTGACCCGGTGATTGAACCACCCGCCTTCTTCGCGGCTGCGGTCCTCTGGCGTTCGGCTTGCGTCTCCTGTTTCGGTTTGCTTTGATCCGCTTGGATAAGCTTTCGAATGTCAGGTCGCTGCCAGCACGCCTTTTCGTATGCGTTCTTCAGCTTCTCTTCGGGGGTGTCGCCTTCGGCAATGCCCGCCTTGATCAGCTTTACCATCTCGGTTTCAACGTCGGCGAAATACATCGCCTCGGGAGAGCTTGCGAAGTCCGAAATGGCCTTCTCGTTCCGCTGCTGCTGGGCTTGCGCTGCCGCTTCGGACTGGCTCTGAATGTGAGCCTCTAGTTGCTGCATCCTTTGCAAGACGGGCTGGAGGGCGGGCTGCTGTTGAGGCAGGTTCCCTTGCGCGTATTGCCGAAGGTCTACTCCGTAAGCTTGCGCCAAATCCTGAATGGCCGCAAGCGGGTTCTGTCTCAGGTAAGCATCGGCGTTGAGCAACTGACCAATGGCCGTTGCTTCATCCACACCATGCGCTGACCAGCGGTCGCGGTGGGGCGCGATGACCTGTTCGATGGGCTCATAACGCTTCAGTTCGGACGCGCGGCTTTGAAGGCCCTTGTCCATGTCGCGTTCGCGCTTGAGAACCTCGTCCTGAATGTGCGGCGCAAGCTGAGCGAAATCCGCCTTCGCCTGCGGGCTCCACGACGCCGGGGGCTTGCGAGGCGCTTCCTCGGCCTCTTCGCCTTCAGGGGCGGCTTCCTGCGCCTCTACGGGGGCTTCAGGCTCTTCCTTGGGCTCCTTGGGTGCGAACTTGCCAGCCTCATCCCGCGCCGGGCCGGTGTCTTCCGGCTGTTCCTGCATGGCGGCGAGAACGTCCGCGCCAATGTCGTCGGGCTGTTCTTCGGTCTTGTCAGTCATAGCTTACCCTCGTAGCTGTTCAATGGCTCTGGCGATGTCGCGGGATGGGTCGCCCATTTCCCGTTCAGGCGGCGGCGTGTAGCCAGCCGGATCGTTGCCGACAATCTCGCACCCGTTCTCGCGGACGTGGCGGTAGTACGCCGACTTGGAATCGAACATCTTGCCGGTGATCGGGCTCGCCGTGCCGTCCAGGTGGTCCGAGATGACGTAGGGGCCGGATGCGCGCTGTCGGGCTTCCCGCTTGGGAATGACCTCGCCGTCGCGGAATACGTAGGTCTCGCGGGCCATTACGCCACCGCAATCGAGAAGTAGTCGGGATCGGTGTAGGTCCCGGCCACGTTCTTGAACTCGACAGTCACCGTCGAGTCGGTCGGGGCCGATGTAACGTCAAAGGCTAACGCCGTGGCCCCGTGGGGCGTAATCAGCACCGCGCCATAGACGGGGGCCGTGGACAAAACCACGCTGAACCGCCCGGTTGCGGCTTTGCTTGCCGAGGTAAAGCCGGTTGACGTTCCAGACACGTTGCCCGCGCTGGTAATTGCACCCGCCGCGATGAACTGAGGGCCAATGACAAGGCTTGCCCGCGCCGCCGCCGCATCGGCGGAGCCCACCAGCGTGCGTCCAAAGGCCGTAAAGTCAGTCGTAGCCACGGCGGACGATGACGTGAAGTAGGGGACCTTGTTCGCCGCCCACGTCAGGGAGGCGATGGCCGCCGTCTTGGCGCTGTAGGCCTGAACGTCGGTCCCGATCACGAGGCCTAGCGAGGTCCGCATGTTGGCGAACGTCTGCCCGACAAGCGTAATGCCGTTGGCGCTGAAGTCCGTCACGGCCATTGTGGACGCGCCCGTGAAATACGCCACCTTGTTCGCGGCGCCGGTCAGGGCCGCGAAGGCGTCCAGCTTGGCGGTCCAAGCCTGAACATTGGTCCCGATGACCAGCCCAAGCGCGGTTCGCATGGCCGCGTAGGTGCTGCTGACCAGCGTGCGACCGTTGGCGCTAAGGTCATAGGTCGCGTAGGTGTCGCTCGCCGTGGTGTAGATGCCCTTGTCGGCTGCGGTGGTCAGGCCCGCGATGGACTGCAAGCCCGCGTCATAGGCCTGCACGTTGGTTCCGATAGCCAGCCCCAGGTTCGTCCTGCAAGTGCTGGCGCTGTTCACATCGGAGAAGTTGTTCGCAACCGCGAGATAGGCGGAGGCCGACGCCGTAGCGATAGACCCCAGCCCGAGGTTCGTCCGCGCCGTGGTGACGTTGGCCACGTCTGACAGGTTGTTTGCGGCCACAAGGTCGCCCGCACCCGTGCCGGTGTTGATGTAGGTCTTGAGGTCGGACGCCTCCAGCTTGGTCATCGGGCCACTGGCGCGATAGAGAACAAGCAGGTCCGTCCCCAGAACGGGGGTGGAGGTTGCGCCTAGCTGTGCGGGGGTTTTCTCGCCCATTTATTTGGCCGATGCTGGTTCGGGGAACGGAAGCTGTTTGCGGGCAGTCTTCTCATCAGCGAACTTGAGCGCCACGGTCCACTTCGGGTCCGCCGGATCATCCCCCGCGAACACCCGGCGCAACTGGCTCGGGAACACGCGGAAGGCCTCAAGCTCGGGCGTCAGGTCTTGGAGGGCGATGTTGACGTGGTAGCCGGGCTCGTAGCCGAGCAGGGTCTGCATACCGTCCTTGTCGGGTTCTGACAGGATGGGGATTTGGATGTCGGGGTCTAGGGTCATAGCGTAGCGCTCGCCAGTTGGGCGTCAGACATGGCGTAGGGGTAGATCAGCGCTCGCTGGATGTAGCCGTTCCAGTATCGCCCGCCACCGGCGTTCATAAACTCCAGTTGGCTAAGGCTGGCCGTGAATGCCGTTCCGGCGCTTGACGCCGCCGCCGTGCCGTCAGTTGCAAAGCGCGCCGTGGTTCCATCAAAGGAAACAGCAGCCTTCAAAGACTGCCCTGCGGATTTTACGGTTAGCCCGCTGCTGGCGGCGACGTTGTTTCCGTATTGCTCTGTCAATACGTTGGTGCCGTTGTATCTCGTATAAAGCCTGTTCGTGGTTGTGCCGTCGCTCAGCGTGATCCGTCCATCGGTCGAAACGCCGGGCGGGATTGTCGCCGCAATGACGAGCGTGACGGGGGCCGGGAACAACAACCCCGCGAGCTTGGGCGTGTCCGCCGCCCGCGTAGCCGAGGCCGTGGTGGTGGGGATGTAGCTGGTGGCGAAGGCTCCGGCTTCCAGTTGAGCGCCCCAGACGAGAATGTCGCAGGTGTTGGAGTTGGTCGGGGTTTGCCCGCCTCGAAGGCCGATTGCAAAGGTTGTCCCGGCAAGAGTTCCTGCATCAAAAGTGTAACGCGTCCACTCCCCAGTGACTGCAACGGACGTGGCGGATGCGCCGCGCATATAAATCGTCTTGGCGCTTCCGTCCGTCGTCTTCACCCAGAACGAACCCCGGCACGAGGCTCCGGTCAGGGCTTGTGCCTGATAGCTATTGTCACCCGTGGTTGTTCCGCCGCCGAGGCTGCATTGCAGGCGGGTGGCCGTCATGGTCCCGTCGGGGGCAAGCGCGTAGTTGTTCGTAACTACGGTCGCGACTCCGGTGCCTGCCGCACCAGAGGCCCACGGCGTCGTGGCGAGGGCTTGGCTCTGCAAGCATAGATTCGTCCGCGCTTCCTCAACCAGCAGCCCCCTATCCGTAATGCGGGGAGCGCCCGAGGCGAACGAGGTAAGCGTGCCAGCAACCGTCTCCGCATAGCCCGTGGACGCGCGGGTGAAGGTCCAGCCGGGGATTAAAGACGGATCGCCATACACCGCCCCAGACAACTGGTATTGGCTGGTCGTGAAGTTGGAGCCAAACGTCGCGCCGGGGAACGGCACGCCCATCACGGCTACGTTGCTGTAGCGGTGAGGCCTCATCAGGTGAAGTTGCCGGTCGCGAAGACACTCACGTTGGCGCCGGTCGTGACCTTCCACGCGCCATCGACAGAGTTAGCCTCAATCGGGATGAAGAACGGGACAAGGTTCGAAACCGACGATGCCCCGCCCGCAAAGACCGTGATCGAGGTTGCTTTGTCCAGCAGCAGGACGTTGCCGGGCGAGGTCGTCGCGGGAACCACCAAAAGGCCGGTCAGATAGTCGCCGGTTGCCCCCGTGGGGCCGAGAACCTGTGCCGTTTGTGACGCGGCCACGGTCTCGTATTCACCGCTCGACACATTCGACACGTTCACGTCGAGCTTGCCGCCGGTTACGGCGACGGGGCGTTCCTGGTTGTCAACGAGTGTGGTGGGCGCAGCCATTAGCTATTCCTTACGACTTGCGGGCGCGGGTCTCGCGCCATTGCCTGTTCATCAATCTTCTGTTGCTGGGCGCGAAGCATCAGGTCAGCCATGCTGAATTGAGCGTCCTGCTGCACTTGTTGAGCCCCTACCTGAGCATCCATCTGCCTGGCTTGGGCGGTAATCATCTTGGCCTGCTGTTCCGCCGGGTCAGGCGGGGGCGGGCCGGGGGGTTGGGCCTCCGGCTGGGGCGGCGGCATGGCCCCGATCTTGTCAACCACGCTGTCGATGGTGTCTTCAAGCTCACGGCCAACCGGGAAGGCACGCACCACGAACTTGATAAGCTCGGCTACCAGAATTCCCGTGGGCGGGGCGGCGGTGACGATGGGTAGCGCCTGTTCAAGCAAGGTCCCGACCATCTGCACGAACTCAACCCGCGCCGCTTGGTCCGCCTGCTGGTCAGGCTCAACCGTCGAATCCGCCTCAATGTCGATGCGGAACGTCCGCATGGCGTCGTTCTTCAGAAGGCCAACCACGTCCTCCCACGTCGGGGCGGATAGCTGCTGTTCGACCTCGGGAGGGACCGGCTGGCCTTGGGCCTGAGCCTGTTGCGCCTGCATCATGGCGGCTTGCTTCTCGTCAGCCATCATAAGCTGGACGCCGGTCATGATTTTCAGGGTCTCGGGCGAGAACTTCTCCGAGATAATCTCGCCCTTGATGCGGATGATGTCGCGGGCGAACCTCGCCAATTCCTTCTGGCGGTCCCTGACCCTGAGGCTTCCCCACTGCGCCTTGATGCCCTGCGCCGTGGCCGTCTCGTTCGGATCGCTCGCGCCTCGCACAATGTCGGAAATGCCGGTGATCTGGTAGATGTCTTCAAGGATTTGGCGGCGGGCTTCGACCGTGGCTTGCAGGGTCGAGACAACCTGCTCAATCGGTATCCACTCGATGATACCGCGAGCGCCCCCACCCTCCTTAAGCTCCTGCCAGCCCGCGACGGGGATAAGCCCGTTGTCCGACGACTTGAAGGCATTGGCTAGCTCGACCTGATGGTCACCGGCATAGAAGCCTACGAGCCTCAGAGCATCCGTCAGGCGACCGATCTTGCCGGTCAGGTCGTTTAGCTCTTCGGCCTGATCCTGGTAGTAGGCGTAGTCGGGGATGGGCAGGACGCTATCCTGCGCGCACGTTCCAAGCAGGGGGCGGGGGCAGGGGAAGAAGTCTTTGAGGTTCAGCGGGTCGTCCAGAACGTCCAGAACGTCCGCGTAGCCCTTGCAGACCCAATAGACCTTGCGGGTTACCTTGTCCCAAATCTCGTAGATGAGGGCCGCGCTGGGCTCCCCACGCTCATTGGCCTTGCCTTCCCCACCCATGTCTCCTTGCGGGGTGTAGTTGAGCGTGACTTGCGCGCCCTTTTCCTTGAAGCGTTCCTTCAGCGCCGCCCGGCTCATCGGAGCCCGACGCCAGACAATCTTCACCTCATCCCACGTCCGCGCCTGATTGTGGCCGAAGTCGTCCCACGCTACGTGGTCGCAGACGACTTCCTCATATTCGACCCGCTGCTCCTTGGCGTAGAACTTGCCATCGCGCTCCTCGGCATCCTCGAACGCAGTGCCGCTCTCGTCCTCATAGCTGATCGAAACGCCGTCTTCGGGCTCCGATAGCGGCTGGACTTCAACCTCGACCGTCTTGAAGTGCGGCTTGTATCTGATCCACGCCTGACCACGGGCGAGCAACAGGTAATCATCCCGGCACAGCTTCATGTGGCCGTCAAAGTCGTAAACGTCGAGGCTGTAGTTAATCGCCCGCTCAAGCACTTCGGAGGCTTCCCGGCCTACGGGGTCTTCATCCTTGTAGCGGCGCAGGACCACGGCGTTTGGCGTGCGGGCGTAGACGGCGGGGCCTAGCGTCTGGATATTGGACCACAGGATGGCGAACTTGCGGTCGATGACCTGATCGGGCGGCGCTGGGCGCTCATCCTTGTAGCGGGTGATGATGCGCTTTGAGCGGGCCGTCCAGTCAGCCGACCACTTCAGCGACGTTTCAACCTCGGCAAGCCATTTGCGTGCGAGGTCCGCGCCTTCGGTAGACGGATTTGCTGGTTCTACTGCCACGGTATCGGAATACCGCTATTTGGCGGGCGCGTCTACACCCGTGCGCTACGCTTGGGAACGGTCTTCATTAGCTGGCTGAAGGTGGCGTCTCGGATGCCCTTGGGCTTGGCGGTTTTCTTGTCGGGCTCGCCCTTCAGTTCCTTCCACGCCATAGCGAGGTAGCGGAAGGCGTCGGATGCGTGGCTTGTCCAGTCATGCAGGGGCCGGTCTCTAAAGCACTTCTTGTCGTCATCCCACTCACGGCGATACTGGCGAAGCGCCTCTAGCCCAGCCTCGCACTTGTCCCTGTCAAACCGGGTGCGGCCTATCGTCTGGCGAGCGGCGTTGATGCCGTCTTCAAGCTTGTGGAGCGGGACGATCTTGGGCTTGCGGCCCAGCTTCAGCATTTCCTCCACGCGGGTCTTGGCGAGGTTGCCGGTCCACATGCGGGCCTTGGCGTCGTGCGGAACGTAGTCAGTGCCGTAGGTGTAGGGCTTGGCGTTCAGGACTTCGACGTAGTGCTCAGGTCCGTATCCGGAAGCGGCATAGTAGTCGATGACATGAACTTGCGGACCGGCGACCTGAAAGAACCAGATGGCCGTGTCATCCCCAACGCCAAGGTCCCATGCGGTGTGGACAGGGAAGGCCGGGTCATAGGGCAGATCGAAGATGCGTCCTTGGGCTTCTGCATCGACCATCTCCCGCCCGTAGTAGGCCCCAAGCACGGCGGCCTCGAACGAACAGAAATACTCCTGTTCGATCAGCGCGTCCCCCGCATCGGCTCCGAAGATGGCGTGATACTCGCCGCGCTGGCGTTCAACCGCGTCCAGGCTGATGGCGTTGGTGGCCGTGACCGGCAAGACCTCTGCGAACCACGCCGGGTTGGTCCGAGCCATGTCCAGCATCGACTTGACGTGGTTGCGGCCTCGGGGCGTGGTGATGAACACAGCCCAGCCGTCGTTTTCCTCAAGGATCGGGGCGAGGTAGGCCCACGCGCTCGGGTTAGCCAGCGCCCATTCCGAGAACACGATGCCAGCAGGCGGTGCGCCTACGAGGCTGTCAGGATTGTCCGAGCCCACCACGCGCCAGATTGAGCCCGAGTGAAACTCAATGGTCATCGCGCCGTTGTCGGTGCGCTTGCGTGTTTCCAGCGGGAAGGCTTGGTCGATGCGCCGCCTGCCCGTGTGGGGGTCGATGGCCTCCCAAATGGCTTTGCGGGCCTGCTCATACATGGGCAGACAGTGCCAGTAGTTGGCCGGGCGCATGTGGGCGGCTACGGCGGCCATGTTCAGGGCAACGTCGTCCTTGCCTGCCCGGTAATCGACGGTGCCAAATCATGAGGCACCGTCTTATTCCTTTCTCCCACGCCGTCCACGACGGCATTTGATAGGGTCTAGGGTGCCAGTTGTTGGGGATGCTAACCTCGGGCACGTTTGTTCCCTCGCTGCACTTCCCACGTCGCCCAGCGGCAATTGCTCGGCTCGTAGTTTCCGGCAGGGTCGATCCGGTCCAGCGTCAGGCCGTTCGGCTCGCCCATGTCGGCATAGAAGTTTTCGAATGACCGCCAGCGCTCGCACACGGTCACGCCCTTTGCGCCATACCAGCGGTAGTCGTGGGCGTTGGGGTTGCGGCAGCGTTCGTGCATCGCCTTCCAGACAGCGTGAACCTTGGTGTTCGCCATGCCGTGGGTGCGGGGCAGCTTGGCCGCCCGGATGCAGCGTTCGCGGTGGGCATCGGACTTAAGCTCTTCCGCCAGATAGCAGCCGCACGAGACCACGCGACCCTTGCGAACATGGCCTAGCTCGATTTCCTTCTCCGTCCCGCAATCACAGCGGAACAGCCAGTAGGTGCGCTTGCGGCGGGGCGGACGCGGCTCAATGCCCGTAAGCCTTCCGTAGCGCTCGCCAGCTATGTCCAATGCGTTTGGCATAAACGTTAGATAGCACACCAGCGGCGGTGCGCAACGGCTATTCGGGTGAGAAGCGAAGGACGTTCACCGTAATGTTGCCGTTTAGCTCTGCCTTGACCTCGGTGGGTAGCACCTTGCCCAGCAGCGTGCAGAAGGTGCGGGGGTCTTCATCAGCCACACGCTGCAAGTAGGCTTGGCCGCCACTGGCGTCGAATGCGCCCATGATGGCGTCCTTGAGGGCTACCGTGGTCTTGTTTGGCGAGCCCTTGGGGCGGCCCTTACCGGCGTTGCCCGTATTCACGCCTAATTTAGGGTCTGACATAATTAGCCCTTCGCCTAACTACCGGCCCTTGAATATGTCCCCGATGGCCCCGAGCGCAAGGCTGATGACGGCGAGCGCGATGGCCCCGGCTATCCAGATGATATAGACGCTTGCGGCGGTGGTCAGCATTAGCGGTTCCCTCGGCTGAGGAAGCTTAGCGCAGTTTGGTGGTCATGCCTATACGTTCCTGGTTGGGCTAGTCGAACTTGCGGAGGAGTTGGTCGGCGCGGGAGTTTTTGGCGGCCCTGGTGATCTGGGACTTTCGGTTGGCTTCTCGGTGGTTCGTATCGGGACTGTTCCATGCGGGAGCCTCGGAGGCGCATGTTGGCTTGCGGGCCGTTGCCCTGGTGCGGCTATCACCGAGATCGTGGATGAAAATGAGGTGCTGGTCACCCAGATCCGCTGGGAAGAGTTCTGTTACGACCCCCGCTCGCGCCGGGAGGACTTCAAGGACGCTCGCTGGCTGGGCGTCGCCAAGTGGATGTATGCCGACCAGGTTGCGGCGGTCTATCCCGAGTTCCGCGACGCTCTCAACGATTTCGTGTCGAACGGCGACGTTGCCGGGTTCGGCGCATGGGACTCAAGCTGGGAAGACCGCCCAGACAACCTCACCCCGTGGATCGACCGCCAACAGCGGCGCGTCATGGTGGTGGAGATGTATTACCAGGAGGCGGTGAAGTGGCGCCGCTGCGTCTTCTATGCCGGCGGCGTGCTTGAGGAAGGCGACAGCCCCTACGTCGATCCCAAGGGCCGCCCGACCTGTCCGATCGAGGCGATCAGCGCCTACGTGGACCGCAACAACAACCGTTCCGGCGTGGTCCGGGACTGGCGCGGCCCGCAAGACGAAATCAACATGCGGCGCTCCAAGCTGCTGCACACGCTCAACTCGCGCCAGATCCAGGCGACGAGCATGGACACGCCCCCGGTTGACATCAACACGGCCAGGCAAGAGGCGGCGCGGCCTGATGGGGTCCTGCCGCTGGGCTACCAGATCGTGCCGACCGCTGACATGGCGGCCGGGCAGGCGAACCTTCTGGCCGAGGCCAAGGGCGAGATCGAGCGCCTGTCGCCCAACCCCGCCAACATCGGCCGCGCCAACATGGACGCCTCGGGCCGAGCGCAACAGGTCAGGCAGCAGGCCGGCCTGACGGAGCTTGCCCCGCTTCTGGGCGCGTTCGCCGATTGGGAGCTGCGCGTCTACCGCCAGATGTGGAACCGCGCCCGCCAGTTCTGGAAGGACGCCAAGTGGATCAGGGTGACCGACGACGAGGGCGCCCCGCAATACGTCCGCATCAACGAGCCGTCCCCGCCGACCGTGCATATGGTCAACGGAATGCCGACCATCGTCCCCGGCCAGCCGAAGAACCACATCGCGGAAATGGACGTGGACATCATCGTGGACTCCGTTCCCGACACCTCCACGCTTGAGCAGGAAATCTTCGCCGAGTTCGCCAAGCTTGCCGCGGCCTATGGCCCCCAGGCCGTGCCGTTCGACGTGCTGGTCACGATGTCCTCGATTCCGAAGAAGCAGGAAATCCTGGACGCGCTGGAAGCGGCCCAGGCCAAGCAGGGCGCCGGCCAAGCGCAGATGATGCAGCAACAGGCAGAGTTGGCCGTCAAGAAGGCCATGCCCGACATGG